GCCCCTGAGTGTGCGGGTTGGCGCCGTAGTTCACGATGCTGACGTCACCCTTGTTGAGGTTAACCTCTGTAATATCGCGCTGCGTCCAATCCGGTGACCACTCCTGACGAGTCACGCGAAACGCAAAGCTCATCTCGTCAAGATCACCCCGCTCCATGGCGCTGCGGATATCGCGAACCTGCCCGTTGCCCGGATCTAGGTCAGCCTCGACATGCAGGCCCGTAGAGTCTTCCGACAGCCGCATGGTTCCGGACTTAGTCCGCGCCAGCGTCATACCGTCATGGTTCAACTTGAACGGGACGTCAGCGCCCTCGGCCAACGTCTTACTGAACGCACCGCGCCGGACTACCTCTGTGTAATCGCCGAGAAAGTCCTGCATTTCGTACGGGGTCTCAGTCACAGACGCGTAGCCAGTGAAACGAAGCGTTCCGTTAGGTGCCTCGCGCAGCTCCATACCCTCAAAGGGGCGCCTGCGGTCCTCGCGGACATTGCGCCGTGAGTCACGGCTAGAGAAATCGGTCATTAGAGGACTGCTCCCAACGCGTCAGCTTTCTGCGCACTCGGTGAAGCGCCGTTGTCCTTAGTGAGGCTCGGCGTAGATGAATTCAGCGGTGCCGCGATATCGTCGCCACCGTCCACGGGCCCGTAATTCTCAAGCGCGCGGATTTCGTTGGTGGTGAGGATTCCGGCCGAACGGGCAGCGGAGTACACCGCATACCGGCCCGCTGTATCAGTGCGCAGCAAGGCGTCAGCATTGAAACGGGCGCTCTGTGGGCGAGGCAACATGGTTGACCAGGCGTCTTCAAAACGGCCCAGCCACGCCGACAGCGAATAGGCGAGGAACCCCAACCCCATCTGCTCAATGCCCGTACCCCAAGACGTGGTCTTGTCGACCTGCCCAAGCATGTGCGGCGGGATGCCAAACAACATGGCAATATCGAGATTCTGCGCCGCGCGGGTGCCGAGGAACTGCGCATCTTCCGGCGTGACGCTGATTGGCTTCCACTTAGCTCCGCCAGTCAGCACGCCAACTGTGTGGGAATTCTTCAGCCCGCTGTGCGAGGCAGAGAAATTCTCCTTAATGGTGCGGGCGCGTTCCTTGTCTAGGTCCGCCTCAATCTCGACGACACCCGTCATGTGGGCGCCCTCGCCGAAGAACCGTGCGCCGAACTCTTCAGCGGCCAGACCGAGCCCGATGGCCTGCCTGGCGTAGTTGATGACGCTTAGGCCCGTGGGGGACTCCGGGAAACCCATTCCCATGATGTGGACAATGTCGCCAGCGTCGGGCACGGGCTTACGGTCAATCGCGTATTTCCGGCGCCCGGTCCCGTCAAACTCACAGTCGACACGATCGGGGTGAATCACCATCAGTCGTGTGGGGCGCCCGTAACTGTCCCTAGACAGCACCAGACAATAGGCGTTGCCCCGCAGCAGCAGCGAAACCATCATCTGTACGAAGCCCTGACGCCGCGTAGGCAGACCGGGCGAGGACCCTCCGCCAAACGGGTCCGCGATAATGGCGGGCGGAGGCTCAATCGTCGTCCGTAGCTCGCCGTCCGCCTTCACAGAGTCAAAGGGCAGACCGCTGACAGCATCAGACAACAGGCGGACACAGGCAGACACAGCGAGTAGCTGCATGGCCGTTTCATCCGTGACCGGGACGCCCGCAGACGTGTACGTAGCAAGACTGCCATTACTGGGGATGGACCACGGATCACCGGCGCCAGAAGGGGCGTAAAAGCGTGTCTCTCGAATAGCCTTACCGGCCCTGCGAGCTAGGCTCACTTGTCCACCACCATAGCGCTAACGACGATAAGCCCGACGCCAGCGAGCGCCAGACCAAGAACCGTGTTGAATGCCCAACCGGCGCCGACCAGGCAACCAATGCCAGTGACGTCAGCAATTTCGCCTATCAGGCGCCGACTGAACTTCATGTGTCCGTCCTTATAGATCCGCCCAACTAAAGAACTGGGGTTCGGGGATAACTTCCGCCTCTTGGCAGGCTCGCTCAAGCGCCATGACAGCGGAAACGGCAAGGTCAATCTTTCGGGGCGAGCCCTTCGCGTCCTTACTCAGGCGCGAGCCGCGCGAATCAGTGCGAAGAATGCAGTTCGAGAGATGGCGCGCTAGGCGCGGGTCACCGCTGTGAGTCAGCGTCTTGTTCATGACTGCTTCGTAATAGCGCTGCGTCGCCGGAACCATGCGCGCGGGGGACTGCGGGAACTCCACGATCGGGAGTCCCTCGGATTCGAGGATCTGATACGTGCGCGCCCAGCGGAACGGGTCACAGACGATTTCGCGAACCTGCCAGCGTCGGCACGCCTTACGTATCTCGTCCTCGACGTCGAAGATGGGGACAGACCAGTCCTGCCCTGCGTCCGTCGGTTTCTCCCACGCTGCCACGACGTCAATATGTGGCTTGTCATCCTCGCCCTGCGGGCAGGTAACCACCACTAGCGCCGTTGAGTCGTTGTTGAACGAGCCGTCAAAGCCTAGGACCACCTCGGTACCCGGCTCGATGTTCTCAGCGTCGCCAGCGCACTCGTCCCAAGCACCAGCGGGCAACCAGGCCTGCGCCGTTGACACCCATTGGTTCAGCCGCTTGGTTCGGTACTCCGCCTCAGGGGTTCGGAGAACCGACGAATGGAAGTCTTCCTCGCTGACAATGTCGTTGAAGCCCGGGTTAGCGGCTGCCCACACTGCCGGGTCTTTGTGGTCGGCACCTTCCGGCGCTCCCCACCACTCAAAATAGAAAGCAGGGTCGTTGATCTCGCCCCGAATGATTTTCTCGCCGTACTGATACATGCCATAACACAGGCTGTCGCCACCGGAGCTATCCGACTTCACGCCAGCGGTAGTGATGCCCACCATCATGGGCTCAACACGGGCGCCAGAGGCAAGGCTCATGACGTCCCAGAGTTCACGGGTGGGCTGCGCGTGGACTTCGTCGGCGATCGTCAGATGCGGGTTAAGTCCCTCTTTCGTAAACGCCTCAGCGGACAGCACGCGGTACACAGACCCGGTTGCTGGTAGCTCCACAGCGTCCCGGTACACGCGAAAACTGTTCGCCATCTCTGGCGCCATCTCAATCATTTTCTTGGCAGTGCCAAAAACGATGCGCGCTTGTTCCTTGTCAGCGGCGATGGAATAGACCTCACCACCACGCGGACCGGACACCAGCCCGAAGATAGCCAAGGCTGCGCCGACAGCGCTCTTGCCGTTCTTACGGGGCATGCCGACGAGTGCCTGGCGATGCTTATAACGGCCGTCAGGGCGCCGCGCGAGCAACCGGCCGAACAGTTGGCGCTGCCAGTCCCGGAAGACGAGCAGTTCGCCGCTGGACCCACCGACAGAGTCTTTGGTGATCCGCAGAAAGCTTTGCGAGAAATCGACGAAGTCTCCGCCGTCGCCCCGCTTAACGTCCGCCTTCGTGACCGGGGTCAGCAGGTAGGGGGCACTCATTCGCGACCCATGAAACCATCGGCGGGTGATTTGATGCCGAGGAACTTACGCAACCAGCGTGGCATGCCATCACCTCCGGATATCCGTATGTGCTACGCCCCCGCCTTTTTGGCTAGGAAGTCTTCAAATGCGTTCCGCGCCTTCACCTCAGCGAGTCCCATACGCGTGCGATCGGTAGGCGTCAGACCCAGCGCGCCGAATAGCTTCGCAATCTCGGTTTCGATGGTGCTGAGCATTCCGACGAGCGGGTTGGGATAGGCATAAGCCTTGTCCGTGAAGAGCACCAGTTCGCTGCGAGCTAGCTGGTCTTTCATCTGCGCGCGTCGGTCGACCTTTTCGCAGAGCAACTCCAGCGTCGGGCGGTCCGTGTCCGCGAGCCATGCAGCGCCAGTGACAATGCGTGCGTAAAGCTCAGCGCCGACCGGGCCCAAATGCGGGGGAGTGGTCAAGGCGACTGGCGCTGCGTCGTGAACAGTGGCGGGATCAGGCAACGGGCGGGCGCCAGGATTTCCCAGTTTTCGCTTACGCTCTGCGGGGACCGGGGGACGGCCAACGGCCATGCGTTTTACCCCCTGCCGGACGTGAATTCCGCGCTGTTTAGCGGTTCTAGAGCGTTTTTGGGCAAGACCCCCAGGGTCAGAATTTCGCAGCGATGCGCAGAGCCATGGGAGCCGGGTCCTTTGGGTATGACCGCCTATAGATTAGACTGCCCCCCTATGGGCATACATGTCCGAATTGGCACGGTTCCCAAGGGTGGCTGGCACACGACACAGCGAGGCACGGCCCAGCGCTAGCACCTACAGAGCGTCACGCTTGCGGGCATTGCAGGCACGGCACAACACCCGAAGGTTGCTGCGCTCGTGAGTGCCACCGTGGGCAAGCGGGATGATGTGGTCCACAGTCAGATCGTGGGTCCTGTGATCAGGCACCCCGTAGCCAGGACACCAACCACCATGCCTTGCCCTGTGCTCTGTCACTACCTGCCTAGCTACTGTCCTGTACTCACTGGTGTACCCACGCTTGCTAGCACTGCCACGCTGTCTGTCACGCTGTGCTTGGTACTCAGCAGCGCACACCACACAGCGGGAAGGATTGGTAGTCAGACGCCTACACACCAGACAGGGACGCTTAGCCATAGGCCTACTGCCACCCTGCCGGTAGCTCCTGCACAGGCTCCGGTACGGCCACAGGGGCAGGCTCCGGGGTGCATGTGCAGTCAGGCAGCGCAGGGCTAGAAGGGCCAGCGCATAGGGCCTGATGGACCAGGGCGCCTAGATCAGCGGAAATAGCATGCGAGCCGCAGGCATATACGGCCACCGTGGTATTACCGGCATCTGCTGCCGCGCCGCCATGCTCAGCGGGAATGGCCGCTAGCTCAGCTTCGCTAGGGCGCCTAGTCCAGACAACAAGCGCAGTACTACCGCATGCTCCACAGACAGGCATTAGCTACGCTCCAATCAGCTTGGCAAGGTCACCAGGGGCAACATCGCCCGGAATTCGCCCGGGGAAAAGCTCGAAGCCAGCGCGCCGGTGACACTCGTCGACGAACTGGCTACAAATCATGTGGCCGCTGCTACGCACAAAGCGTTCTAGCGCGGCAATACCGAGCAATCGCCGGGCACCAATGGCCGCGTAATCCGCAAAGCTGTACGGGGTGCCAATCAGGTACGTCGCCGCACCCAGGATGGCAGCGCGCTGAATAGGGGCCAGCGGAAAGGACGAGTACGCTACGCGGCTATGGTCGCTCACGGCATCGCGCAGCAACATGCGCTTAGCTCCACCAGGCTGGGCCTGAATCACTTCGCCGTCGCCCACGTAGATGAACGCGTGCGTGAAATAGCTACCGGAACCAATGGCGCGTTGGCCAGCAGACACAGCGGCACCAGTGAGCCCGGATATCCGGCATAGGCCAAAGTCACCAGGCTGGGGGACATGCTCGCCCAACGGGGCACCTCCGGATATCCGTATGTGGTGTGTCGCGCAAGCGCGCCAGCCAGCATGCCCGGCATACGATCCGGGGTGGTGGCCATCCGCGCTTGCGCTGGTGCGGGTAACAGGATTCGAACCTGTGACTTCCTGGTCCCAAACCAGGCGCCCTAACCAACTGGGCCATACCCACCCGCGCAGGGACCGGGGATTGCCCGGCCGAGGGTAGCCCGTTTACCCCTGCGCTCCGTCCGCTGAGAGGGATTCGAACCCCCATGCGCTCACGCGCGGCAGGTTCTAAGCCTGCGGTGTCTACCGTTCCACCATCAGCGGTTAACGCGCAGCAGGGACCCGCGCCCTTTCAAAGCGCTGGTATCAGCGCACTGCGCCAGCTGGCACGGCTGGATTCGAACCAGCAACTTCCGGATTAACAGTCCGGTGCTCTACCGTTGAGCTACACGCCAAAGATTTAGGGTTACTCGCCGCCCGTTCCCCGCGCTGACTAGGCGTGGCTACTAAGGGCCGGTTTCACCCAGGGTGCATATCGTCGGCCGGTCAAGGCCTATTTTCTGCACCTACGCGCCCCCTACCGGATTTGAACCGGTGACCCTCCGCACGACAAGCGGACGCTCTAGACCACTGAGCTAAGGGGGCGTAGCCCTGGTGCTCAGACCGTGGGAGAGAGGCACGGGAGCACACAGGGCCGCTTTGCAGGGCAGGTCCTCAGACCGCCGGGTCATCGTTCCTCAGTGCGCGGGAACAACCGCCCTACACCTTATATAGATCGGGTGAAAGGTCCCGGGCGGCCACAGGTGGGTAACGGCGCCGTGGTGACGAAGTGACGATATGGAG